CTTTTTTTGTTTTTTGTAGATTTTTGAATTTATCTGTAAGCGTATATCTGTATGCCCCAAGTGTTACCCTTGCTTCTTTGTCATTCAAATACTGTATGCAAGTTATGTAGCTTTCGTATAGCCTGTCCTCAGCCATAAAGTTACATCTCTGTCTAAAATGCCAGTTAGTGATTGCTTTTCGCATAACATTAAACTCAATCGAATAAGCAAACGCATCTCCGCAAAGTGTTTTCTGTGCTAACAACGCAAGCCCCTCAGCTAATTCATCTTCTGTATTGTACTCGGCTGTGTAGTCTACATTTTTATTTTTTACTTTCTTAATTCGCAAAGGGTCTGTTGGGTTAGTAGTTACTTTGTTATCTTGCCTTAAATAAAACTCAAATGTCTTATTAATAGCTTTGATTGTAATCGTTGCTTTTGAGTAGTTTCCATACTGGCTAAACTTATAGTCCACTTTATCAACAATCTGTGGGTTATCGTATCTAATTGCCTTTACATCTTGCTCGTTAGCATTGTATATATTGCAATTAATAGAAGTTATCTTGTCCCCACTAAATACTGGCTCAAAGTCTAAGTATAAGCCTGTATTCAAATAGATTTCATTTAACACATCTAGCAAGTTATCCGTTTCGTTTACAGCCTTGTAATACACCGCATTTGTAGTTCTATCTCGCACTACAATAGGATATTTATTGTATATATCTGCTGTGTTTACAAAGTTAGTTACTATCTCGTAAGTCATCCAGTTTTGTACTGTTATTTGGGTGTCTGTACTTGAATTTAGCGTTGCAACATTTAGTTCGTTATCACATATTCCAATAAATGGTAATACCCTAACACTTGTTACCACATCTTTCTCAACGGTGTCTACAACCCCTAAATACTCAACCTCGTTTGTTTGATTATCACGCAAAACAATAACATCTTCATCGTTTATATTTAGCCTACCCTCAAACACAAAAGTTGTCATTTGTGGCGTTATTGTATCAAAGATTGTAGGCGTTGTATCTGTCATTAGCACATCTTTTTTGTTCAAAAAGTGGTCAAATACTATAAACTGCTTCATATTTAACCTCCGTAATACTGGTTAGCAAATATTATATCAGCATAGCAAGTATTAGTTCCGCTTTCATCGCTAACCTCTATTGTGTAACGCCCCTGTGGTAAATACAAGTAAATGTTAGTAGACAAGTCAGCATACGCCTCTCTGTCAAAGTGTTCGCCAGTTTCTTGGTTAACTAAGTGTATGTGCGTGTCATCTGCGCTACTATCAATCTCTAAGTAATACCCCTCTGGCACAGTTAGGTTGTTAAACTTTACACTTTGCATTACAGCACCACTTGTTTTTTCTTTTAATACAATTAGAGGGTTGCTTGCTACTCCATACAGCCTTATTAGTAGTGGCGTTTCTTCTCCACCAACATTCACAAGGTCTGCATACTGTAAAGAGCCTGTACCAAATATAATTGCATAATAGCCTGTATCTAACTCGCTAAATTGTGCATAGTATGTATCTGTCGTTCTTTCTGTAAACTCAAACAAGTTACCAGTTGATATGCTTTGCTGTACACTCGTAGCCTGCACATCTGCAAGCCATAAACTCTTTGGCTGTATTTCAAGTTTAATAGGCAAGTTAGCAAAGTCTTTTTCCGTCTTGTCAACAATGTTTATATCGCACTTCACATATCTAGTGCCAATTTCTGTGGTGTAGTATAGCCTAAAGCCCTCTTTTATGTGTACGCTGATAAAGTCCCTTAGTGTTGCGTACTTTTGCTCCCAAGTGCTTCTTTCGCCCAAAATTTGCACATTCAAAGTTATCTTTTGAAAAGCGTTTCTATTGTTTGTTTGTATTCTTTGATTCCCAATAGTGATATATTCAGCAACTCTATATATTCCAAGCCCTGTAGGAGCTGTTGCTAAATAACCGCTAAAATCGTTTAAATCTATTCTGTTTGTATTTTCTTCATCAGTTAGTACAAACTTCCTAAAATCAGCCATTTACCATATCCCCCAGTGCTTTATTAATCTTGTCTGTTAGCAAATCACTAATAACATTTAAGTTCTGTTCACCTGCTACAGTCCCATCGCTTTCCACACTTAGTGTTATGTCTAACTTTTCATCGACCCTTGTTGTTTTTTCGCTTACATTTGCGCTTGTTATTGTATTCAAAGAAGAACTACTTGTATATGCCTCTACTTGGGCACTAGGATTGTCTTTACCCCATAGCCAGCCTTTGCCTACTAAAGTTTGTAACATTTCCCAAAGCCCCTCAGCAAGCCCCTTAAATACTTCTTTTGCAAGCTCCCAACCAAAACTTGCCCAGTCATAGTTTAAAATCTCTTTTAAAAGCCCAGACAATAATTGTGGTAAGTTCTTGATTATAGTTGCTTGTATTCTTAGCACCGTAGTTAATGCAAGCCTTAATATTTCTGGTATTTTATCACTAATCTTATCTAGCACATCATTAAAGAATTGCTCAAAGTTCTTAAACGCTACTTCTGGGTCGCCCGCAAATAGTTCTGCCATAATTGCTTTAGCTCTTCTTTTTATTGTGTCTAGTTCATCGTTAAAATCGCTACTAGCCTTTATTGCACTTTCACTAATTATAAGTCCAAAGTCTTCCGCCTTTTGGCTAAGCGCCTCTAACTCAGCACCGCTTTTGTTGATTATCTGTCCTAGCGATATACCACTACGCCCAAAGATATCAAACTGCAAGGCATTACGCTCTGTTTGGTTCTCCAATCTTTGCAACGCTGTTATTGTTTCTAAAAATAGCGTGCGCTGGTCTTTTAGAGTACCATCTGTATTCTTAACTGATACACCCAACTTATCAAACGCTTCACTACCAGCCTGCGCTTGATTTACAAGCCCACGCATACCAGTCAACAAAGCCTCTAGCGTTGTACCATTTTGTGTTGCCCAGTAGTCAAACTCTTGTATCTGTTTCGTGGTAAAGCCCCACTGCTCCGCAAGGTCGCCCACTTGGTCTGCATACTGCATCGTAGCAAGCGCTAAGTCTGTCACTCTTTTAATTACAGCAATTACAGCAGTCGCAACTGCCATCCACCCAGCAACCATAGCAACAGAGTGCTTTTTCTGTGTTGTGTCTGCTAAGTCTTGCCCTTTCTTCTTTGCCTCTTCTATCTTAGCATTGTAATCGTCACTATCAAGCGACAATTTTGCCACGAGGCTAAACAAGTTCATATCCCCACCTCCTTTTATTTATATTTCCAAACTGCTTTTTCTCCATTTATTTTGCCAGCAAATTTCTTTTTACCTCTACAACATTCTCCTATATCCCCTCTATTAATGTTGTATTTTAATGAAGCTGTTTTAATGCCTTTTATTTCTTCGCCTGTATTTACTAAGATTATCCATCTGCTTTTTTTGCTATTCTCCAGTTTTGGACTTGGCTTTCCTTTTCTTTTAATTCTATTTGCCTCGCCTATCTTTTTTCTACAATTTCCATAATTACTATTATATAGTTTTGTACACCACTCAAGATTATCAGCATTATTATTTAATTTGTTTTCGTCTTTGTGATTTACACATGGATAATTGTTAGGGTTTTCAACAAAAGCAATCGCAACTAATCTGTGTACAGATATAGTTTTTGGTTCATTATCTTTACTAAAAGTTACTGCCATATAACTGCCTCTTAATCGTGGGTTTACTGCTTTGCCTTTTTGTCTTTTAGGTTGACCTAAACTGCCTTTAATAATTCTATCCAAAGACCTTACATTCCCTAAGTTACTAACTTGATAATAGCCCTCATAGCCTGCTATATCTTTCCAAATTTCTTTCATAGTAAATACTCCTTTAACAGAGTATAACATGAAGTAGTCAGTTTAGCAATATAAAATAAATGTTTTTTATTTAACATTTGCTTTGTTTACTTTGTCTATAAGCCTTTGTTTTATAGCCTCTGGGTTTTCTTTTTTTGCGCCCTGCCCATTCATACGCTCCAACAATACAGCATAATCTGGTAGCACTCCCTTATCTATCCCAGCACTAACACACTTGGCCATATACATCTCCCACAACTTCCGTTCTTGTTCTCGCCTATACCATTCTACTAAGTAATAACTAAAATTCCAAATATAGCCATTGTAGTTACTTAAAATGTATATAAACTCGGCAACCTTTATTTGCCTGAGCGGGTAAAAAAACCAATTATTGTTCCCAAATGCTTTACTTCTATGCTTGCTATATCATCGCACATTTGCCTTAGGCTTTTCTTTTTGTAGTACTCGTAATCAGTAATAAATACTGCACTAAGTATTCTGCGCAACTCATCATAGCAATCATCAATAAACAAACTCAAGAAGGCGTATATTTTTGCTGGCGCAACCCTTGTTAGCAACTTTTCTATATCTGCTATTGTTGGATTGTCTGGCAAAGTGGCTTTTTTTGTTGCCTCAATAAACTTTGGGTTGCTAATAATAGTGTTCACATCATTAATTATAGCACTCAAATACTGTTTAGCATCATCGCTCGGTATGTCAAACACCGTCAATTTCTTTTGTGGTATTTCTATTTTGTTTTTTCTCATAGTATGCCCTTTTATTTAGCAATAGTTTCAATCTCAAATGGAGGTGTTTCTAAGTCGTTTATATCGTAATTTGCACTAATTGTAAAGCTAATTCCACCATTACCATTGTTTGCTGTAGCCAAACTTAAACCGCTTGTATTCATAGCATTTTTAAGTGTAATTTGAATAACTGTTTCGTCGCCCTTTTCTGCAATTACATATAAGTCGCCATAGTCGTTTGCGCTTATTGTGTGTCTTCCTGTAATAACTCCGTTGTTATCTGCATCAGCACACCCAAGAGCCTTTAATAGAACTTCAGCATCAGCCTCAACTGCTGTAAATGTTAGAGTTACAACCCATCTTGTGATTGCTTTGCCTGCGCCCTTAATGTTATCAAACATTCCGTCCACGGTAGGAGTAAAGAACTCTGGCACTGCACTAAAAGTTATACCACCATTTGTAGCAGTTAAAATGTTTGTTGCACTCAAGGTTGTTCCAGTAGTGTACTTTGTTTTTAGTATTGCCCCTGCACCTAATTGTAAATTTGTTGCTGTGTTAGCGTTTAATCCTGTTAACATATTTATTTACCTCTCTTTTTAAACATCATATTGACAAACTCGTACAAGCAAGTTTATATAACCCGCTCTGTAACTGCTGTCTTCATCTTCTTTATCTTGGTAAAACGGACTGCCCTTGTAGATTGTTATATATCCCCACTCCGTTTCAATCTTTGTGCCATCTTCCTTGATAGCGTTTTCTATCGCATCTACAATAGCCATTACATTTGTATAGCCTGTACTCTTTGAATAAATTGTAATCGCTTGTATGTAGTCTTCATTAAAATTCCCCACATCTGCTGAATAAGATATGTACTCATTTGGTTTTGGGTTGTCTTCATCAAACATACCGTCTAGCACTGGCTGTCTAAATGTTGGCGCAAACTGGCTCAGCCAAGTATACATGGCTATTGCGTAATCTCTACTAAGCCCCATTGCCATCCACCACCCTCAAATCTGGCTCAAAGGTTGTAGCCTGTGCGTATTTCCATTCTCTTTGACCACTTTTGTCTGGCGTGTATGTCATGTCTGTTATTAGCCTCAAAAACACTCTTTGATTGTCTTTGTTCAAAAACATAACTATATCATCTTTTGTTAATGCCACATTGTCGTTTGTTGTAAGTGTGTAACGCTCGCCTTTCTCTTCTCGAATACCTGCTATTATTTGCTCTTCAGCAGAACTACGCACAGCCCCACCTCTAAAAGCCTCGCCAATAACATACACATACTCAAAACCACCTGTGCCATCTGGTCGTCTACTCTTATCAACAAAATGTAAGTCTATCCAATAATCTTGTAAAGCCATTCTAATTCTCCTTTAGTATCTTTTCCATTACTGCTTTTAGTTTAGGCTCAGCCCGCCATGTGCCAATCTTTACATACCGCCTTGCCCTCTGTTTTGTCGTGCCATTCTCCACATAATTCGCATACGGAACATTGCTACCATAAACTACTGTGTCTTTTTCTCTTATGCCTCTAATAGCATCATTCGGGCTGTTCACCGCCTGCAAGTTACTAAAATCTCCACTAGGCGTGCAATATGAAATACTTCCGTGCAACCGCCCTGTGTCATAAACTTTGTCTTCTATCATAAAGTTTTGTATGCTCTTTTGCAACTCATTCCCAAACGCCTTTAGTATTTCTAGTTTCTTTTTTTCTAGCTCTTTTAAGTACTCTGGCGAGTTGTCTTCAAATATAAACTTGATTGCACTTCCAATATTTGCCATTTCTTTTGCCTCCTAAAACAAAAAGCAAGGTTTTCGCCCTGCTTTGTTCTTAGCCCACAAGTTTCACTATGCCTACAGCAGAGAACTTATCACCTAAATACAATTCTAAGATTGCATTTATTTCGCTCATAAAGGTTGCTTCGTTCTTTGTATTGTATGTAACACTATATGCACTCGGTATAGTTTCACTCGTTATCCCATTTGCTATGTTGTTACTCTGCAAATACTCTGCTAAAGCACCTTCGCAGTCTTTTGTATCTGCGCTTACTTCACTTGTATATCGCATAATGTATCTATCAGCCTGTTGGGCTAAATATCTGTATTCTGCCTCTGTCTTTATCTTACTTCCACCAAAACTCTGCGTGTAGTAAACATAATCTGCAAACATAGTTTAATCTCCTTATGTTCCAGTTGGTGTCTCTGGCTCTGCTTGCTTTGATACAACTTGCGTTGTACCTACTTTTTCACATGTAAAGTCGCTCTCAGTTTCAGCAACCGCAATATAATAACCGTTAGTTGCTGTTATGTCGCTTACCCCATTCCAAGTAGTCCAAGTACTTAAGTCATCACCCAAGCTAGGTAGTGTAGTAATGGCTGTTGAGCTTGTAGTGTATTTATATTTGTTTGTCGATACACTCTTGGCTGGACTTACTGTGATTTTTGTCTTACCAGTTGTAGCCCCTGCTACCGAAGTAACGGTCAGCGTTCCTGCACCAGAGGCTATTGAAAATCCGTTACAGATACGCTTACATTAGATGCTACTACTGTTGTTTCGCCATATACTGTGTCAACGCCCTCTTTTTCTACCTTGTAGAAGTAATCAGCATTTCCAAGTGTCTTAAATTCTGCTACACCGTTAGAGTTAGTCTTCTTTACTTGACCAGCCATTGTAACTTTAGCACCACTTACTGCTGTGCTAGAACTGTCTGTTACAGTAAATGTTACTTTAACGGTTGATGGCGCACTTGCTGGCTCAACCAATGCAAATGGGAAACGAACACTTTCGTCTGGTTCTAATGCGTTGATAGCATTTGGAACTTCCCAACCACCTTTATGTTCAATATGGTTCGCTACTCCATATCCGTTCTCTTATGAACTGCTATATGTTTCCATATAGAGCAGACTATCTCTTTACCCTCATCTGTAGGGTATCTCGCACTTCGGTTCGCTTGAACCTACTTCCTTTACGGAATAGTCGTTACACCTTACCATTTCTGGTCTTGGCACGGTATTGTCTTTGGCTTTACCCAGTAAGAGTTCTACCGTTTTCACGAGATTGTTTTTGCTAGCAATTACTTGCTAACCGACCTATGTTGTTAAGCCTCATAACACAACGAAGAGCTACACAGTCGTGCTCAGCAAGACTGAAGTATGTACCATCTCCGTTGTCAAGTGTTGCTTGGTCAAGAATTTTAAATGTCATATCTTGACGAATTGCGTACACTGCTTGACTAAAGTCACCAACTATGAATTTAGCAAGTGTTGCATCCCAAGCGCCATTGTCCATGTACATTCTTGGAAGTGCTACAACTTCGTTACCGCTGTCTAGTGGTTGCCCTGTGGTGTCAAGTAAACCTTCACGGAATGCTTGCTTCAAACCAACTCCACCAAGAATACCGTTTACATTAAAACCACTTGCTTCAACTTTAGCCATTGCTTTTGAAATCTGTGTGTAAAGGTTTTCATTAGCTGTTGGAGTTACATTTGCACCAGCGTTGATTATACTAGGAATTAAACCCTCTCTCCAACTTGCTGGCTTGCCTGCGCCTAAGAAGATTGCTTTGTCTATTGTCTTTCCAAATGCTTCCTCTATGCGTGGCTCAATTTGTGCCCAAATGTCATAATTTGCATCGTCTAGTACAGCCTCTGGAATAGGTACAATTACCGCAATTTCCTCTGCTGTTATAAACTTGTTTTCCCACATCAATTTTGTTGTAGGCTTTTGGTCTGTGTCACCAGTTAAAAATCTTGCTTCTGGTAACATTCCAAGCACTGGCATTCTTGCTTGCTTGGTTGTCATTCTAGGCAACTCTCTTAATGCAGATAGCGCCTGTGAGCGTCTAAGCGCACTAGCACCATTCCTGTTAATCATATTGATTGCCATCATTTCCCCCTAATTAATTTATTCATCAAATCGTTACCGCTTTTTGGCGCAGTATCACCATTCTGCAAGTCAACAAATGTGCCCTTGCTCGCATTTAAGTATTGAGAGTTGTCTTTTAAAAACTCACTTAATGCTTTTTGGAAGTCTTTCTCCTCTGTTACTTGTGCACTAACTTTGGTGTAAACATAATCAGCAAACTCTTTAGCAACATTTGCATCTTTGATTATACTCATCTTTTCTGCCAAATCCTGTTTTGCTAGCAAATCTTTGTACTTTGTACTTATGTCTTCATAATCAGCTCTTAGCGAGGTTATATCATTTTCGCTAGTTTCATAGTCCTTTAGCTTTGACTTGTATTCCTCTAGTTTTGCTTTCTGCTTTTCATAGATATCTCTCTCTACATAGCCATGTGTTGCTAAATTCGCTAACTTGATTGTGTCGCCCGCCTCTGCTAGTTTCTTTTCAAAAGCATCATAGTTTAATGCTTCATCACCAAATAATGATTTTAATTCTTCCATAATTTCTACTCCCTATGTTTTGTTTAACCGACAGTCTTCCACCTGTCTTTTAGAAGTTGCCCATTTTAACCGACTCGGCTTGTCATGTGTGCGTTTTTTTAAACGACATGCACCCTGTCATATCTTAGTTTATCACTTTTATTTTTTTTTAGCAACTAAAACAGACCTAAATTTGTGTGCGCCAATTGTAATATTTTAGCTTGTTTTTTTCGCAAAAGTTTTTTAACTGCCTTGTCGCATTTTGTACTCCTATATTGTACTTTTTTGCTTTCTCTAAGTCGCCAGCCTCGCTCCATACTGCCCTCGCATTCTTTAATTTGCGAATACTTCTCTCATATCCACGCTGTTGCTGGCTAAGAGCATATTGCTTTTGCACTTCTTCTTTGTCGTACTGATTGTATGCGCTGTCCCCTGTGTAATTCATTTTAAACTGGTGGTAGCAATTAATACCACATATCCCAAGCAACTCCCCATAACCACAAGTGCTCTCAAACTCTTCGTACCCCTCAACTGGCGTTCCGTT